CCCTTGGGACTCAGAGCCTCTCGACGTTCGCCTCGATGAACGAAGCGATCTGGTCGAACGATTGGCACCCATCGTTCAACTCGGTGAGGTAGTTGCCCCCGGCACTGGGGTTGATCGACCCCAGCCCGGCCCACTCGCGCACCGGCACCGGCAAAACCCCCTCGGCCTGGAACGCCCCGCACCGGTAGGCACACACGCGAGTCACTCCCGGCTCGTTGTGGGCGTTAGGCAACCAATCGACAACGCCGCCGACACCGACCTGGGACTCGATGAACTCCTTGTGCAAGTCGCACAGCACACCGAGACAGCAATGCCCAACGGCACCGGGGTCTTCGTTCGCCGGGCCGCGGAGCGTACCCTTGGCCTGGACGTAATGACCCGACCGCAGCGCGGCAACCCACTTCGCAGCAATCTTTGAATCCATGACAGAAACCCTTTGTGCTAGGGGGTAGGGCGGGGCCGGCACCGTGCCGACCACCGCCACCACCCCGGAAAATCAACTCTCCACACCCCTACGCCACCCCGTACCCGTCGGCGATACGCTTGGCGATCTGTCGGTAGAACCCCGCATCGTCTACCTCGCACCGAAACTCTGCCTTGGCGTTGATTGCCATGAACACGGGCATCGCAGACTCCCAATCGGGAAGACGAAACGCCGCGCCGCACGAACCACACTCACAGACGATGACAAGCCGCCCCTCATGGAGTCTTTGCTGCCGGATGACCACGTTTCCCCGGTAGCCGTTCCGGTGAATCTTCACCCCGTCCATCGCCTTGGCACCCTCGGGGCAGGGCAGACACACGTTCAGCCCGTACTCCGTGTTGATGAACTGCACGGTGTAGTGGTCGATCGACTCCCGCATCCACGGGAAATCAACCGTGACGCCGATACCCCGGCCATAGTCCTCGAAGTCGCCGGGATTCTTGGCATCCTCGTCGGGCCACGGGAAACGGAAACGGAGAGCCGCCGCATCGCGAACCGGATCGACGTTGCCGGGCAGCGGCGACACCTTGGAACGCTGATCGTAGCGCAGATACCACATATCCTCGCACGTTCCGATCTTGACCTCGCGACCACCGAACTTTGCATACTCGCCCATGACAGAAACCCCTTTGGTGAAAGACGGCGACGCCCCCGGCCGGCGAAGTTGCCGACCGGGGAGCGTCGCCCCCTGGAATCAACCGGCCGCCGCCACCGACGCATCGACCTGGAAACCACCGAGCGGAGCCGGCATCGAACCGCCGTTCTCCGTTGCCACCGGCATCGCGACGGCCCGAATCACTTCGCCCGTTGGTGCCTTGGCGTCGATCCGCACCGCGGAGTGTTCATCGGTGAAGTGAAACGTGGCACGCGACGCTCCGGCCTCGACAAACACCTTGCACAGATTCGCCAGCAACTCGCAGTCGAGCCGGATGGCGAACTTGGGCGTCATATCGGGGAAGACATCGCGCCACCGGGGGAAGCGACCCTCGACCACATCGGCGACCATCGGCACCGGCGACTTCTTTCCGTAGACCATCGCCACCGGGGTGGCATTGACCAGCGACATCTCCATCCGCTCGTCGCACTTCGCCTTGCACACCGCACCGAACGCCTTGGCAAGAGCCTTGCCGTTGACGATCGTGTTGACCGGCTGCGATGACTCAGAGCCGTAGGACACATTGACCAGGATGCGACCGTCAGTTGCCGTGAGGTTGACCACACCGTCAGCGACCTCGACGTTGACGCCACCAAGGGCGTAGCGGGAGGACGTTGCGTCAGCACACCCGACGATCGACCGAATGAACTTGGGAAGACGAATCATTGCAAGAGACTCCAGGGGGAATGGCGGGGCGAAACCGATCGACCCACCGGGGGAATGTCTCTACACACCCCCCTAGTAACACAGACAAAACACAGTCAAAACGCCGGTTACTACTGGCATCCCGCCGGGAAGCCGAAAGCCGCCGGCACCGGCACCGTGCTAGTAGCACCTAGCAGGGAAGCAACCGCCGGCCGCCGGCCGCGTTACAAAGCAACCGCCGCCAGGAAATCGCGGCAGCCGCCGCCGGGAAATCGTGGGGGGGTGTGTAGAGATAGGGGGTAGAGCGGTGCCGGGCCGGGCCGGCGACGCTCTAACAACCAACCCCCGGATGGAGAACTGACGATGCCCCCGAAAGCAACCACCGCCCCCGCCCTTCCCCTGGACGCCGCCGCCGAGTTGCAGCGGCTCCGAGCCGAACGCGACGCCCTTGTCGCCGAACGCGACGCCGCCCGCGCCGACGCCGACAAGGCCAAGGCCGAACGCGACGCCGCCGCCAAGGCCACCACGGGAAAGACGCCCGGATTCCATCCCATCACCGAACTGAGTGAAGGCGATCGGAAGGCGGGAATCGTCGCCAAGGCGTGCGCCATCCTCCCGAACGGCCGGCGGTTCGACTATGCCGTGAAGGTCGGCAGCGACGGCCGCCGATACGTCAGGGAGGACTATGAGCGGCGGTTCGTGTCGGACGGCCGAGGGGGCAAACGGCCGACGAGCGGCCTTGACGCCACGATCGGCGACTTCGCCTACGTCCAGCAATGGCGGGTCGAGAACCCCGCCGTTCTGGCCGCCGCGGCTACATGGGCCGCCGACCATCTGGCCGAGCCGACCGCCGCCGGTTGAACCGGGGACGATCGACAACCCGACGCGAGACGATCGCCCCCCCGGCTCCGGCCGGGGGGGCTTTTCTCGTTTCCAGGGGCCGGGGCCGGGGCCGGGGCCGCCGGCCAGGGCGACGGCCAGGGCGGGCCGCCGGGGCCGCCGGCCAGGGCGACGGCCAGGGCGACGGCCAGGGCGACGGCCGGTGCCGGGGCCGGGGCCGCCGGCCAGGGCGACGGCCAGGGCGACGGCCGGGGCCGGGGCCGGGGCCGCCGGCCAGGGCGACGGCCAGGGCGACGGCCAGGGCCGGGGCCGGGGCCGCCGGCCAGGGCGACGGCCAGGGCGACGGCCGGGGGCCGGGGCCGGGGCCGCCGAGGGGGTTTACGCGGGCGCGCGCACCGCTGGCCGAAGGCCAGGCGGGGCGCGCGCAGCGGGCGCGCGGGGCCGCGGCGCGCACGGGGGGAAGGCGACCAGGAACCGGGCAACGGCACTCGATCGGCCGCGGGAAACGGGGGCCGGAGCCGTCAGCGTTCCGCCGGGGTTGCCGTAAGTCGTTGGCAGCAAAGGGGTTGCGTCGCGGCCCCGCGGCCCCCCCGGCCCAGCCCATGACTTGTTACGTCCCGCTCCCGATATTTTCCCCGTTTTCCAAATGGGGCGTGCTGCTGGTGCTGCTGGTGCTGCTGGTGCTGCTGGTGCTGATGTCCGCGGTTCGCGAATCGCGAACGGTGGGATTTTCCCACTTCGTATCCGAGATTCGACGTTTCTCGTCGCCTTTCCAATACGAACGGGGGAAATCTGGGTAGTGGCTCAGTGAAAACTGCCCCCTCTGGACAATATTTGCCCAGTGTCCATTGTCAGAAGGCGGTTACCCCTCTCTTACCCGTCGGTTACACGCCTGTTATTGCGTCTTATTGCACTTCCCGATCGGGGTCAATCGACGCATATCCCCATTTTTTCTCCCGCCGGCGTTCAAATATGCAACGAAGTTCGGCAGAACTGTCGAAGTTACCCTGATTATCTCGGCTTATTACGCTGTAATGTCAGTAATCGCGACATATTCCCTGGAAGCCCCCGCCATAACATTCCATCTGCGGGGTTTTGCGGTGTTCGTTACGCTATTCCGCATGGAGAGCGATCCAGAAGCGATAGTCGAGGCGGTTTGGACGGCCGCCGGGCTGTTTACCTTCCTGGTTACTTGGCTATTTGTTCTTTCCACCCGGTATTGAGGTATCCATGACCCAGGACGTTCGTGATTCCCTGGAAATGATGAAGCATCACTGTGGCGAACCGGCATTCGCGAAGATTGCTGGGGATGCTCTCGATGAAATCACCCGTCTCCGTAGCCAAGTCGCCAGGGAGAAACTCTGGAACGAGGAACGGAAGTCATTCGCCAGCCAACTCTGCGGGGCAGTCGAAGCCCTGGACAATGTTGAGGTGCGAGACGAAATCGTTGGGGCGTTGAAGGGAATCGCTGATCGCCAGGAGGGTGGTTGCTGTGACGGTGGTTGTCGAACTGACGAACAGTGAGTATCTCCACGCTCTGATTGCTGGATCGCTTCGGCGGGCTGACGCCCGAGCCAAGGGGCGGCAGCAATACTACGGGGCGCGAACCGCCGACTCCGAGTTGCTCGATATCATCGGGGCAGTTGGGGAGTGCTGTGTCGCCAAGCACCGTGATGTGTTCTGGTGCGGTGCGGGGGAGTTTCGCGGCGACGATGTTGGTTCGCTCCAGGTTCGAGCGACCACCTATGACACCGGGCATCTCGTCTTGACCAAGAGTGACGAGGACAACAAGCCCTATGTCCTGGTCTGTGTGAGCAATGGGGTGGGGAAAATCCGCGGCTGGCTCTACGGTCGCGAGGGGAAACAGGAACGGTACTGGCAGGACTTGAGCAACCGCGGGCCGCAGTTCTATATCCCGCAGTCTGACCTCCGGCCGGTAGACACGCTGCCGTTCTCGAAGTTTTGACGCCCATAAATAGGGCGAAACCTAGCCGGCCCCCCGGCGCATCCGAGTGAAGGGAGGTGATTTGTCTATGGCTAGTGCCAAGAAGAAGAGCAAGAAGGCGGCCCCCAAGAAGCCCGCCAACATCACAGACAAGTTCAACGCAGCCTACGAAAACATGGCGACCAAGAATGGGCCGTGCTGACGATCTTTCGGCTTTCGCGAAACTCGAAAGCGAGTTCTACGCCGGGCTTCCCAAGAAGAAGTATCTGGCTGGAAGGCGTCGCTGCCGGAAACTAGCCGAGATGGTCGTGCAAGAGTTCCAGCCTGGGGACTCGTTCGAGACGATTTGCGCTAACGTCAAAGAGAAGGCCAAGCAGGAATACGGCTCGATCCTGCTTCTCATTCTCGCCCCGCTCATTGGTGAGTTGGTGCGAATGTTCGTCCAGTGGTGGATTCAGAAGCACTACCACCAGGACTTGGCGATCCGCTGGCGAAGTGAGTTCTTCGAGCAAGCCAGGGGGGCGTGATGGCGAAGTCACGCCGCGGCCCGCTCCAGGGTGGCATGGTGATTGTGGGGCATGAGTCTCCCCACAAGTTTGATGCCCCGTCGCTGGATTACTTGCGGACGGGCCAGGGTGCCAACTCCTACACCGGCGGCCTCTACAACTACGAAAGCCCAGCCGTCGGCCAGAACTACCACGACGAGTTTACGCGGAAACTGGAGCGACAGAATCCGGCGATTGACGAATGGCGTCGCCGCGCCTGGAAGCATGACAACTGGACTGATTGGCAGTCGCGAATGCGGAAGCCATACAGCGAGAGTTTCGGCAGCCTCGACCATCTCAGTCTTTCCCCAGAGCAGCGTCGCGAGTTGGGGGAGTTGCGGCAGAAGATTCTCAACGACAACTACGCCAGCGGAAACTTCGGGCAGACCTTAGACAACCTCACGGCAGAGGCATATAGGAACAGCGACGCCTGGAAGGCAAGTATTCCGTACTACGAGCGCATGTACGAAATGCTCCCGCAGTCGAGCCGGTCGTTGCAGAACCAACTCTCGTTCTTCCAGTTGCAAGACAACAACCTGCCGTATTTCAACAAGGATGAGTGGGCTTCGTCGTTCGCGTTCCTGCATCCGCACTATGACGATCATCGGTCGTTCTACGGGAAGCCAGAGCCGCCAATGGCCGGAGTGAAGCCGGAGTCCGACCCGGCATTCACCTACCACTTCAATCTCCATTCTCCGCGAGAGAACTTTGTCGAGTACATGCGGCCCATTCGCGAACAACGCGGCTGGCTCCGCGACGCCCTCATGGACGTTGCCCGAGAGGCGAATGACACGGTGTACGGCGACGGAGAGCCGTGGCTTGGCGGTCGGAATACGCCGGCAGACCTCTATGACGCGCTGAAAGACTATCGACCGCCAAATGCCGGCCAACTGATTGACGGCAGGCGGATTCCTAGTCGGTATCGAGATTCATCTGCCCATCCGAATCTTGGCGAGTTTGAGTCTGCCCTGGTTGATCGCGGCATCCCAGGAATCAGATACCCAGACGCATTCAGTCGCAGCCGGCCTGACAACTCTCCGAGCCGCACCGAAAACTTCGTTGTCTATGACCCGTCCATCATGGAACTGGTCAAGCGTTACCCCTACTCCCTTCTGGCTCCGGCACTGCTTGCCGATGGTGCCAAGGAGCAACAAACACCAGTGCAGAGTCCGCTTGCCGGCTCGCTACTCCAGTAGGAACAAATCATGGCAAAGGGACGCAAGAAGCCGCCGGCGAAGATGCTCTACCAGCATTCGCCCAACGTCGTGGAGAAGTTTGGCGGCGACGATGTGTATGTCAACGACTACCCGGTGCCGGGCATCGACTTTCATAGCAACGAGCAACTCGCTCGCTGGGTTGAGAAATACGGCGTTGCCCCTGACGTTCTGTTTCGCCAGGGGCTGGCCGCCCCGCCGCTAGGCAAGAACGCCTCTGGCCTTCGCCACTATTCGGCAGAGTTCGTTGGCGATCCTGGGATGATTCTGAACCTGGACGTTCCGATCAACTCCCAGACGCGAGCGGTGCAAGACGCTCTGGACAGAATCGGGATACGCCGCGGCATTTTGCCAGTCGATGTGCTTGGCATAACTGGGGAGCCGATGTCCACCCAGGAGTTGCTCTGGCTCGACGCGATGCGGATGCACGGCGGGTTTGGCGGCACCAAACTCTCCGACCTTGATCCGACGGTTGACCCGTCGCTCGAAGGCCCAAACTCGATGAGGAATATCGCGGAGTGGGCCGCCTCCGGCGATCCTGCCGCGGATGCACTCCGCAACGAACTGTCGCCGATCATCGTAGACCGGTTGGTCGAGGACGCCCGAATCCCGGCGGCATCGCGGATGGGTACTGGCTGGGGGGCGGGGGCTGGCTACGGCCCGCAGTCTCTCGGCAAGTCGCCGATGAAGATGCTGGAAGACGAGGCGGCGGCGGCGAGGGCAGATGGCGATATCCTCCGAGCGCAGGAAATCGAAAACCAACTGTACGAAGGGACGATTCCCGAGAAGGGCGTCAACGTCCCGGCCCCAACTGGCGGCACCCGCGAATACAAGGTCTTTGACGAAAACGCGGTCAACATCAAGCGGATCGCGTCCATCCTTGCTGCGATGGGGCTTGGCGGCAGTGTGGCTTCCGCCGATGACCGCTATGGCGATCGGTTGAGCAAGTTCTCGACACCCCCTGCCCCGCCCCCTGCCCCAGCCAGCCAGGGCGAACAAGACAACTCCTTCTTCGGAATGCTTGGGCAGGCCGGCGATTACCTCCAGGGTAAGGCGTCTGGTGCCGCGAAGTATGTCGGCAACCGGTTCTCTGATGACCTGACCCCCGAGGATATGGCTGCCTTCCAGGCGAATCCAACGCGGGAGATGCGGCACTTCAATGCCGTTGTTGATGAAGCGATGCAGATGCCGGTGGTGCGGATCAAGGATGACGGTGGGGCAGTTCGCACCATCAGCCCGGCGCAGTATTTCGAGTTAGCCAAGAAAAGCGGAATCGTCTCCGAGGCGTCTGTCAACAACGCTCTGGCCTCGATCAAGGGGATGCCATTCGACGAGAGCGACAAGACCGCCATCGCCCTTCGCGACGGGTTCCTCAACCAGATGCGAAGCAACCTCCCCGGCCGCTATGAGCCTGGGGCAACGGATACCGAGTTCGACGCCGGGGCCACGCCGGAGCAGGCGGCCGAGTTCGACAAGGTTGGGCCGGCTGAATCGCGGTATCGACTGACGCCGCAGGGCGAACAGGGTTACCAGAGCGAGCGGGTCTACAACCTACTTTCCACTTTCCAGAACGGAACGCACCGCCCCGTTGGTGCCAATAACTCCGGCAAGGCTCTGGCGGCAGTGGGTGGCCTCGCCCTCGATATGGTTGGCGACACGCGAGGGGCGGCCCAGACCTACAACCTTGCCGCGAGTCGGTTCAACACGCCGCAGGGGCGGATGAACGAGGCACTCCAGTGGTGGTACACCGGCCAGCCCGATGGCACTGCCGGCGATAGCCTGGGTGGGGCGAAGTACCCGAGCCTGTCCTCGACCACCTTTGAGGGCGTAACCACGAAGATGACCAACGCGGACAACTTCCTGCCGCGTTACAACCAGCAACTATCCGAGCGGTATCTCTACAACCTGGATATGCCCGAGGCCAACCGGGCAACGCTCGACCGGATGCGTGACGATTTCTATCGCACCACCCCCCGGTATCCGGCAGGGGCTGACCCCAAGGAAGTTCGCGGAATCATTCGCGAACTAAAGGACTTGGATACCGAGGCACGGCAGTATTCCAGCGTCGAGTACCCGAGTTTCGTCAAGAAATACGCAATGTCACCCGAGGCTTTCGGTGGGGCGACGCATGATTTCACTGGCAAGACAGTAATGCCAGACAAGCCCATGACCCCGGTAAAGCCGACCTACCTCTCGCCGTTTGGCGAAATGGTAGCGAACTATCCCCGCGACCTCGCGGATATGCAGGGTATTGCCGAGTTGGGTCTGGCTGGCGTTACTGGCGGCGGCTCCCTTATCGGTTCGCTTATCAACGAGAAGTCGATGGCCCGCGGTGCGGCCAAGGTTGCCAAGTCATTGGCCCGCGGCGGCGGCAGGATCGGCACCAATACCGTGGGGGAAACGCCGCAGAATGCCGCGATCATGCAAGTAAACCTCCCAGACCAGCACCCCGGCCTGTTTACACCGCCGGAATACCATCCCCTGGTAACTGATTTCGGGGGCAATCCGGTGCGTGCCGATGATCCGAACTATGAGATGTATAAGCCCAGTGCCTATCAGAAGCGCGATGATAGGTTGCGGCGGATATTAGAAGCCGGTACAACAATGTACGGCTTACCACCGGCCAGGATGGCCCCGGCCCAGCGTTACACTTCGCCAATGGCCCAATAGTAGAGGGACTGATGCCACCAGAAGAAGCGGTTGATGTTCCGGTTGATGAGACTGAAATCAGTGGCGAACTGGAGTCTCCCGAGGTTGAGTCTCCCGAGTCGGCAGTAACACCGGCTCCAGAAGCCCCAGCGGCCACTTCGCCGTGGGACACTTTCAAGCAAATCCCTGGATTGCAGGGGCGAAGTGACGAGGAAGTCGCGTCCTCGATCTACCAAGCACTCCAGCACCGGCAGGCTCTCCAGCAACAGGTAAGCCAGTTCCAGGGGCTTGTTCCTCAAGTCTCGGAATACCTCTCCAAGCGAGAGATGTTCGACCGCTGGCAACAGCAACAGGCCGCCGGTCAGGCCCAGGCCGCCCCCGCCCCCCAGCCGGCCGCCAAGCCAGAGGAACATTCCTGGTGGAACCCGCCCAAGATTCGAGATGCTTACAAGCAGTATCTCGTCAAGGACGAGAACGGCCGGGACGCGATCGACCCTAATGCTCCGCTCGATGCCAAGCACGCATTGGCTGAGTACCAAGCCTATCGGGCCGACTTCGCCCGCAAGTTCTTGGAAAACCCCGAAGAAACCCTCGCCCCGATGGTGGCAAAGGTCGCCGAGCAGCGCGCCCAAGAGTTGCTCCAGCGGACTATGGCCCGCCGGGACGAGGAAGCATTCGTCTCTCGCATCGAGTCAGAGAACAAAGATTGGCTACTTGATGAAAGTGGTCGTGCCTCCCGAGAGGCACTTCTCGCCCAGAAATATGTCGAGGACGCCAAGCGACACGGCATTCAAGGTGCTGAGTCTCGTTGGGAGTTCGCAAGGTCGATGGTCGAGCGGGATTTACTTCTCGCTTACTATCAGACAACGAACGCCAGCGGGATGCCCCAGCAAATGCCGGCACCGCAACAGCAACCTCAAGGTGACGCACAGGCCAAGCAGAACATGGAATACCTTCGCCAACAGGCGATGCGGACTCCAGCAAGAAGTTCTCCTGGTACTGCCGATCCTCGCGTTCCGCCCCCTAACATGACATTCGCCGAAAAGTTGCAGATGCAAGCCCAGAGCCAGGGCTTGACAACCCCGGTTAACTAACCCCTCACAAGGACTTTTATCATGGCGTCGGTATCCGATTGGGCGAGAGTTATCGGCACTACTATCGTCCAGCATTTGAGGGAAGAGGAACTGTCAACTTTTCGTAAGTTCAAAGTGTACGCCATGCTGGAGAAGGCTGGCAACGTACTAATGAACCAGAGCGGGCGCGGTTTCGACTGGAATATCCGGTACAAAAACGCGAGCGTGCAGGGTTCGTCAGGTGATACACCGCGAGTGTTCAGCCGTCAGTCGCTCTGGAAGCGGCTCGAACTGCCATATAAAGGCTTTACGACCCAAGATTCGATTTTTAGGCGCGAACTTTTGGAGAACCGCGGTCAGCAGGCACTTGTTAATGTTGCCGGCTCGATGGCCGCTCGTCTCCAAGAGTCGCTCGAACAGCACCTGGGCTATCAGGTCTACGCGGATGGTAGTGCCACCGGCCAGGAGAATAACTGGCATGGACTTGAGAGTTTTCTCGGGTACGACGGTACTATCGACTCGTCTGTAGCCGGCGTCGCCACGAAGCGCACCGCCAACGCAGCCGACCGCTTCTGCTACCCCACTGACAACTACGCCGGCCTCTCGACGCAACTCGGTGCTTACGGCGGCGGTCGGCTTGGCACTACCGGCCAATGGCCGGAAACCCCGGTAGACCCTGAGTTCGACTTTTTTAGTCCTGTGATTGTCAACTGGAATAGTAGCGGCTTCTCGCAGAACAACACGCAGTCGTGGCGGCAGAACTGCGTCGAGGCGATTCGTCTCGGCTTGCACCACGCTCGCCGCAACGATACTCGCGAGGCGGCTATCGACCTCGTCATCCTCGACCGCAAGTTGTATATCCAGTACCTCGCCACGCTCGATGGCAAGGAGCGGATCAACGTCGAGAGTAACAAGTTGGCGGAAGTCGGCTTCACGGACTCCGTGATGCAGGACGGCGTTACTGTGACTTCTGAGTACGCCTGCCCGGCTGACTCCGGCTACGGCCTGTCGATCGGCAACATGGAACTCCGGTCGCTTGAGAACACCCTCCTTGTGGGGGAAGGCCCCTTCTACGACGAGGAACTTTCCAGTTACCGGTACGCCTGTTCAGTATTAGCAAACCTCCGCTGCCGTTCGCCGCGAAACTTTTTTAAGTTGGTCAAGGCCGTCTGACGAATCACTAGCCCCAAACACCCAGCCCTGGAGTCACTCGAATGTCGAGTCTTTTTTCTGATCCTCCGTTCGCCCGCGGCACTACGCTTCTCAACAAGGAAGCGATTGAACTCGACACGGCTGGATTCCCCCTCGCCGGCCGAGAGATTGTCGGGTCGGTGAAGGCGTTCGCGGACGTTAACCCAGGCACGGGGCCGGCTGCGGTGCGGTACTCCAACCGCCTCGTCTACTGCATGGCTTGCCGCTACGTTGGAACGTCGGCCCTCAACCCGGCCGACAACGGTGCTGACAAGGGCAAGTGGTACGTCATCGACCGTGCGAATCCGCTCGGCGCGCAGTTTCGTGCCACCGCCGCTGCGACCGATGCCCTCAACGGCAAGATGGTCGGCGTCCTCGACGAGTACCTCACGACCGAAGTGCGGACGAACGACATCGTTTGGCTCGTCATCGGTGGCCCAACGACTGCCGCGAAGGCCGCCAACTCCACGATCGTCAACAACTACATCGAGGTTTCGTCTGGCACGACGGTTACTGGCTCGACCGTCGCCAACCGTGTCGGCTTCTCCGCTGACCCGTCGGCGACTGTGTCGGTCGCGACCGCAGGAACGAACGCCGGCACGACCGTCGGGATTTCTACGTCGATTGGCAACCTCCATCTGATTGCCAAGGACAGCGTGCTGAGTGGCACGGGCGTTGCGGCTGGCACGAAGGTTGCCAGCGTGTCGAGCCTGTCGATCAGCGGCACGACCGTGACTGCCACTCTCACCGTGGACACGGCCTTCACTGCTGCGGTTTCGGTGGCGACCGACTCCCTGACACTCACCACGCAGTCCTACTCCGGCACGACGCTCCGCGTCAACGTCGATTGCAATCTGGTCTGATGCCCGGCCGCATCAAGAAACTCGTAACAGCCTGTCGGCAACTCCGGCAGGCTGTTACCATTTACACATGGCTGATGGGCGCGTATGTAAAAACTGCGGAACGGCTTGGCCGTTGGACAAAGGGCATTACCCAATGGTGGGCGGCTCTTTGTCAATGGTTTGTCGGGGGTGCCACGAAAAGCGGAAGCGGCTCCGGCGAAAGCGGGCCAAACGGAAAAGGCAGGAATCCCTCCGGCAAGTCGAAGCGTCGGGGGTGGATTACTGGCTTTCGCAAATCCAGGCTGGCGGCTCGAATATCCCGCATTCGGCCGAGGTTATCGAGCGGGTCGTTGAGTATTTCGGGGGCGTCGGCGGCTTCTCGGCGATGCTTGTCAAACAGTATTACGATTCGCCACCCGGCTCATCGACGCGAAGCCGACTACTGGAGACTATTTGCCGATTGGTCAGCAAGAACGTCGATCAAGGCGGCGTCAAGAAACCGCTCACGCTGTGGTCAGACGATGAACTGGAATCGGAACTCCAAGCCCGATTCCAACAGGCTGTGAGAATCGTCCAGGGGGAGGTGGTGGATGGCAAAAAAGCCAAGAAGAAGGCACCCCGGCTTGAAACCGCCGGTGATACCGATTCCGGCGGGCAGCCCGCAACTGACCCAGTTCCAGAGGGAGGAACTGAAATCCCTCCAGAACGAGTTGCGGGAGCGGAAGGTCGAGGCTCTGAAACTCTACCGGCCCAACCCGAACCAGGAAGCGTTCCACGCCTGCACGGCGAGTGAAGTCCTGGTCATCGGTGGGAATCGGTCTGGCAAGAGCCTCTGCACTTTTGTTGAGGATGCGAGGGCGGTAACTGGGCAAGACCCATATAACAAATACCCCAAGGAAAACGGCATCCTTGTTATTGTTGGAAAAGATTGGAAGCATCTAGGTTTGGTCTGCTACCCGCTTCTGATGAAAGAAGGGGCGTTCAAGATCATCAAGGACGCCGAGACGCAAGAGTGGCGGGCCTTCGATCCTATTCTCGACAAGGATCGCCTCGCGGATGCCCGCCCCGCCCCGCCGCTCATTCCGCCGCGGTTCGTCAAGAAAGTCAGTTGGCTACTCAAGAGTGCCGGCTACTGCCAGAAGATTACATTGACCAACGGGTGGGAGATACATTTCTTCTCGTCCGAATCAGAACCTGTCCAGGGCTACCAATGTAACGTCGCCCATGTGGACGAGGACTTGGAGGATGAGCGTTGGATCGGCGAACTACAAGCGAGAATCGTTGACCGCCGGGGCCGCTTTCGGTGGTCGGCTATGCCGCATTCGACCAACAATGCCTTACTATCGCTGAAAGAACGGGCTGATGCTTGCGAGGCGGAACTAGGTGACAGGTCTTCGATTCGTCTGTTCCGCCTGCGCTTTTTGGATAACCCTTATCTGAATCCCGAAGAGAAGGCCCTCTCCATCGCTCGATGGGCGGCATCGGGTGACGATGTATTGCGAATGCGGAGCGAGGGCGACTTCACCGTGGATTCGGTGCTGGTCTACCCCAACTTCGATATGGCGATCCACGGGTTTGACCGGGCCGATTTGCCGGGCGGTCAGGTTCCTCCCGATTGGTGCCGCTACGCCGTCATCGACCCAGGCCACGCCGTCACGGCCTGCCTCTTCCTGGCTGTTCCTCCAGAGGGCGACTTCTGGTTGGTCTATGACTCGCTATATCTGCGGCAAGCCAACGCCGTGATATTTGGCGAGCAGTTCGCCAAGAAGGTGGGCAATGACCACTTCTACGCATTCTTGATCGACGCCCACGGTGGCCGGCTCCGCGACATCGGCTCCGGCCGGCTGCCAGTGGAGCAATACACCGAGCAACTGACGAAGTGGAAGGTGCGATCCGAAGTCACTGGATCGTCATTCCTGGCCGGCTGCGATGACATCATCGCCCGCTGTGAAGCCACCAGGACGGCTCTCCATATCCGCCCAAGCGGGACGCCGACGATCCGCATCCTCCGCGGGGCTGCGACCGACCTGGAGAGGGAAATCAAGCGGTATCGCAAAATCACCAACTACATCAGCGGCGTGGCGGTTGTTACCGACAAGCCCAATACCCGCGGTGAAGTCCATGCTTGCCAGTGCCTCGAATACCTCGCGGCATACCGCCCCTCTTATCACAAGCCGCCCATCCGCGACCAAGTCGATCCTTGGTGGATCAAATGGATGGAAAAACGGAAAAAGCGACTAGGTGAGGATGGCCGGGCTTATGTTAATCTAGGCCCACAAGGAGGAATCAACTAATGCCAGATTTTGTAATGCCGAAACCCCGCCCAGGCGACTTGGTACTTTTCTCGCACGATATCAGCAACTTCTCCACTCCGGTGCTGGGGTGGGTGCAGGACGATCGTGGCGAGTCTGCGATTAACCTTCTCGCGTTTTCGCTGGGTGGGTTCGTTTACAAAACCAGCGTCCACCACAAGGACGATCCTGCCCTTCTCGAAAACCCCGGCTGGCATGAGTTTGGTTGCTGGGATTACGCCCCTATCACGAAGCAACTCCAAGAACTAGCGAAGCATGGAAACCAGAACGCCAAGCCTGCCGGAAAGTAACCCTCTCCGGCAACTCGTTCGCACCTGGACTAAGAAGTTCGAGGCTGCGCTGAAATATAAGAAGCCATTTGCCGATGACGGCAAAGAGGCTGCGATGTTCTACGATTCCGACCACAACTCCATGTGGTCGAACTCTTACTCCAGGGGTGAGAAGGGTTACAACACCAGCATTGCGCCGCCCGCATTCAGAATGCAGGTTAACAAGGTGTTTGAACTCATCGACACCTTTGGAAGTGTCATTTATCACAGGAATCCGGTTCGCACTGTAACACTGACTCAACAGCCAGACCTCCCTGCCGAAGCGTATGGGCTTCCGCAGGATATGTCGATGATGGGGCCAGAGCAGCAAGAACTGATGGCTCTCGCCCAGCAAGACGCCGAGGGACGGATGAGCCGCGAAATCTCGCGGCAGTTGATCGAAGCCTACCTCAACTTCACGCCCGACCACCTGGACTTGAAGCGTCAGTCTCGCAAGATGGTTGACGAGGCGTTGATGAAGGGGATGGGTACGCTCTGGACTGAACTCGTTACGCTCGATGCCCCAGGCGAACCGGTGCGGGTTGTAGGCTCGTTTTACGATACGGTTGACAACTTACTAATCGACCCCGACTTCGACAACATGGACGATATGCAGTGGTGCGCTCGCCGCTGCATTCGCCCGCTCGAAGAGGTTGCCGCTCAGTTTCAGATTCCAGAGGGCGACCTGGAAAAGCACCTGGACGGCAACGCCGAAATCAAGGCTGACAACGAGCCGCGGACGAACAAGCGCAAGCCCGGCCAGACCCAGCGGCTAGTCACCTATTACAAAGTGTGGTCGAAGTGTGGGTTGGGCGACCGATTCAAGGACGCCCCGAAAGAGTCGAAGGGGATTTTTGACGCGGTTGGTAAATACGTTTACCTCGTCATCTGCGAAGGGGTCGAGTACCCCTTGAATATGCCTCCCGCTGTAATGGAGGAAGAGGTCGATCCGCAGACCGGGCTGCCCCAGAGTCTCCTGGTACGGACGGCATGGCCCGTTCCGTACTACGTTGAACCGAACGGCTGGCCTTTCACCCCGCTGGCATTCCATACCAAACCCGGTTACGCATGGCCGATCAGCCATATCAAACCCGCAATCGGGGAGTTGCGAATGCTGAACTGGGGAATGAGTTTCCTCGCCAGCCGCGTTGCGACTTCGTGCGAAACCATCCTCGCCGTACAGAAGGCCGCCGACCAGGAACTCAAGGATCAACTCCTCGCGCCCAGTGAGGGAGGATTCAAGGTAGTCGAGTTGGCGGAACTGCTAGGCCGGCGGATTGAGGACGTTATTAGCGTTTTCAGAATGCCGGAAGTCACGAAAGACTTGTGGGACATTCTCACCGCGGTGGCCGAACAGTTCGCGATTCGCACCGGCCTGACAGAGTTGGTGCAGGGCTACACACGTTCCATGTTCCGATCGGCCGCCGAGGCGACGATCAAGCAGGAGAACGTGAGTATCAGACCCGACAACATGGCGAACGAGTTGGAAAATGCTATGTCCGCTCTGTCGCGTCGCGAGGCTCTCGCCGCCCGCTGGTTGCTCGAATCTGGTGACGTTGCCAGCATTCTTGGGCCGATGGGTGCCATTGCATGGGAAAGGCACGTTGCGAAACGCGACCTCGCATCCCTCTCCCGCGACTTCTTATTCCGCGTCGAGGCTGGCAGCGCGAGGAAACCCAACAAGGCAAGCCGCGTCGAGCAAATGACACTCGCCGTGCAGACGCTCGCCCCGATCCTTGCACCGCTGGCTTCGAGCGGACTTGTCCAGCCCTTCAATAGCCTCATCTCTGATTGGGCTACTTCGCTCGATATCAATGCCGACCCCTACCTCATCCCTCCCCCGCCGGCCGCGCCGCCCGGTCTGCCCACCCCTCCCGCAGAGCCGGGCCAGGACGCGCCGGTGGGGGAGGTTGAACAACTACCGCCGGAGTTAGCCGGGTGAGCAAGTCCGAGAGTAAGCGGCGATCAAACCTCTGGACGCGATACCGACTGACCACCCGGCAATGGGAGAAACTTCAACATGATTGCGGCGGCCTTTGCCAGATATGCGGCCAGCCTGGGCAGTGCGTCGATCATTGCCACGCCAGTAATAACATTCGCGGGTGGCTGTGCCGACGTTGCAACTACGGCCTTGCAATATTTGGCGACTCGCTGAAAGAACTTTCCAAGGCCGTTGACTACTTGGTGAAATATGAGCGTCGTGCCAAGCGAAATCCGAATCCTGGGAGCCGAAGCGGTTGCCACGTTCGAGAGATTGTCATCGGAGTACGGGGAAAAGTGGGCCGCAATGGTGGTGCTGCAACAGCCCCCAGGTCTGCGCGGAACCGACCGGACGCTGATGGAGCGGCGTTACAACGGGGAGTGGCTGAACGACATGGCACCAGATATGGCGTCAAGGATCGTCAGGGAAGCAAAGGCCGCCGGAATCTCGATTAGCGGGAAGTATTACTGTTCGAGCCTCGCGGACGGGCGGGCGCACCGCGATCCGGCTGCCTGGATCGACTCGGCCGCGGACATAAAAAAGGTGGCCGCAGAGCGAAATCTCAACGTCACTGGAGCCGTCACGCACAAGCGGGTGGAGTTGCCGCCGACCCCGTCAGTGCCGATCGGAGCGCAGGCGATGAAGAGGCTCTCGGCTATTGAGCGAAAGCGTCACCCCGGCAAAAAGGCTGGCGAGATTCGAGAACTCGTCATCGACAAATACGCCCCAACCTGGAAACGAACGAGCAAGTAAATGTTCTGCGCCCAAGACGTTGTTTACCACCTATTGACCACCACGGGCGGCGGCGCGCAGGACGGCGAGCATCACGCCATCCGCGGTGCCGTCCTCCACGGCGTCCGCGAGGTACTCCAGGTTCGCGATTGGCTCTGGCACACCAAGACGGGAAGCATCACGACCAACGAGGTTACAACCACCGTTACCTCAACGGGGATTGTCGCCGGGCAATACACCATCACGGTTGCAAACGCCACGGGGTTCGAGGTTGGGCGGCTCGTCTACGTTGACCCCGGCTACTTCGACCTTGCTATTCGGGTTGTCTCGAAGGCCGGCAACGTCATCACGGTGGATCGCCCCGCCTCGACCTCGAAGGCGGCAGCCACGCCAGTGACGGTCAGGTGCCAGACGTTCTACGATTTGCCGCTGGAACTCAAGGACATCGACGCGCTGGTCAGCAATGTCGTTGGCACGCTGCACTGCTTCCTGTCGCCGCAGGAGTGGCAGCGGCTGGAAATCAACACGCGGGGGGCGGGAGAGCCGTACTACTACACCATAATGCGGTCAGATACTGCACCAGATCGCTACCAGATTCGATTCGTTGGCGTTCCGATCGGTGGCACGGTGCTGCACTACACCTACCGCTATCGGCCGTCAGACATTCGGCTGATGGGCTATGAGCAGATTTGCCGCCAAGGGACTGTGTCCGTAAACGGCACCGCAGTCACAGGAACAGGCACCGACTTCCCGACTCAATGCGTTGGTAGCGTGATTCGATTTGGGTCAGCCACCGCCGATGCCGACCCCCTCGGATCGCTGACGGCGTACCAGCAAGAGCGGCTCATCGCAGCCCGGTCTGCCACGAACGCCCTGACGCTTGCCGACTCCGGCACCACAGTGGCAGGCGTCAAGTACGCCATTTCTGACCTCATCGACTGTTCGCCGCAGATGTATACGGCAATCCTGTCCGCGGCGGAAATGTGGTACGCCAGGTTGGCCGGCCGCAGTGCGAAGGACGCCGTCGCTCTCTTCAACCGTGATTTGCGATTGGCGATGGAAGCCGACGTTGTCTCGCCAATGTCTGGCCGCCCGCGGCATCTCGACTTCCCGACCTTCCGCTCTATGGGCTGGAAGTCTGCACAACTACCGGACACCCTATGAACATTGAGAAGTGGGTTGGCTTAGTCACGGCAGCCTCGCCGTATTCGGTTCCTCCCGGTGGTGCCGTCGATCAGAACAACCTCCAGGTGCGAAAGCCTGGGCAGTTGACCCCACGGCCTGGAATGTCCCTGGTCTACCAAGGCACTGCCGGGGCGATGCTGTCGCTCTACCGGGCAACGGACGGCAAGAGTGCCAACGATCGCCTCATTTCGTGTCGCCTCACCTTCGGCGACGGTGCTTCCACGAATCAGTATGTGACTCTCGAACACCTCACCTACTCCGGCTCGTCCTGGTCAAACAGCGAGATTTTCAAGACGGCAGGCACGAAAGAGACTCGCCCGTCCATCTGCCAGGATCGGTTTGGGCATATCTACGCCTTCTTCGGCGGCGGCATCACGCCGCAGACGTTCCGCTACGAAATCAGCGACAAGTCGATTGACTTCGGGATGCCGGCCCCGACTGTCGCACCGTCTGTGTCTCCAGTTGGTGACGGGTGGTTCATCGAGCGGGTAGACGTTCTTAGCAGCGGAACGTCCTACTACACCCCTCCGGTCATCACGGTGAGCGATGGCAATCCCGACCGCAACGCTTCCCTGCGGGCAGTGGTGCAAGCCGGGGCGATCGTCGCCATCGACGTTGTTGACGGTGGCTCGAACTTCCGATCGGTGCCAACCCTCACGGTCAGCAACGAACAAATCGGGACGGGCTTCTTCGCCGTCGGCACGGTTGTGGTTGACCCTGCGGTCTATGGCTACAAGGAATCAACCGCTCCCACGACCTACAACGCTGGGTCTGGCGCGACAATCACTAACGGCACGCTCACCACAACGCACCAGTACGGCGTGTCGGCAAGCGGCAGTGTCACCATTGCGTACCGTGAGGCTATTGGTGGCGACGTTAAGAGGGCGTTGACTACCTTCAACGAAGTCACCGGTAGATACACTGCCCTCGTCCCGCTAACGGCGGTTGCTCCAGCCGCTGGGAAAGACGCATACGCCAAGATCGAGTTTTCCGCGGCCTCGTCGGCGTACAAGGTGGGGGCCGCATATCCATCCTGGGCGTCGTTCCAGACTCCCGACAACCGTGTGTCAACGACCCTGTCTGGGGCGGCGGCTTATTATCAGTCGAAGCGGGTGAACTGGGATACCTCCGGTACTGGTGGGGCAGGATCGTACTACTCCAACACGGCATCGCCAGCGGATGATGGCATCGCCGGCCGGTTTACTTATTGGGGTACTGCGAATAAAGATGCTTTTTGGGGTCTGGGATTCAGCCCCAACACATGGCGTTTTGCAAAGAGCCAAGTCAGGATCAAGGGTATTACGCCTGACGATTGGCTGGGCAACAACAAGACCATCCAGAACTGGGGAGCGTATTACTTCCCCGACTACTCCAGCGTCTCTTACAAGATGCTGATCGGCCCATGCAATGCCGCCTCGATGGCGAATGAAGCGAACTGGCAGACATTCTCGTCTCCCGTTCAGTTCGTCACCGTCAGCAACGTGAAGTACCCGTACATCGACGTTCCGCTTCGTCCCACGAAAAAGGATGACGGCTCATCGTATTCGCAGTCCAACAAGACGGTGTTTCCGACCGTCCGCGTGTATTTGTCCTATTGCCCAGACACCTGGCTCGTCAATAACACCGCACCAGCATCTAACCAGAACGACTACAACAAAAGGTGGCCTCCCCATAGCGGGCAAGACCGCCTCGCCACCGCAAGCGGAAACTTCGAGTCGCTCCATAGCAATAACCAGGACACCTATACGCGGTGGTACGCGGAGGGATTCGCCGTTGGCTTTTTGACACCGCGGCCAATCACAGACTTCCGAGCATCGCCTCTCGACCCAACTGTTAACCTCGCCTCCCTAACGTGCCAGATGGTCAACCCTGGTTCGCAGATGGAGGCCGGCACGGCGTTCGCCATCCGCTTCGAGCAATACAACGCATACGATTACCAGATTGAGGAAATCGGGCGATCGACCGCATGGACTGCGTCAGGCCCGGCAGAGTCGCAGAAATACCGGAACTACGGCGGCGGCTCGCGTCGCTCGTCATTCGGCTCGACCTACACCGATTTCTACTTCCAAGCCAATGCCGCAGACACCGCTGGTAGTGCCGCCGCCTTCTTGACTCCCGGCACGATTTTCGGCCCGCCGACCGTAACCGTGTTTGGGTCTGGGTGGACGGCTGCCAACCAGATGTCGCAAGTCTATTTCCCGACGAGAAGCGTCTCGGCTGCCGCATCCAATCCGGCAAGTTGGACAAGTGGTGCAAACGATCAGCGACGCTACGACTTCGCCACCGAAGTAATCGTGCCGGCAAGTCCGCAAAAAACCATCGGCACTCTCGAACTTATTAGCGGCGGCCAGAACTACCACCGTGAACCGACGATCCTGTTCCGCGGTGGTGGCGGATATGGGTTGAAGGTTCAGTCCACGCAAGAGGGTGGCAAAATCAAGAGCCTCGCCATCATCGACGGTGGCGACGGTTTCAGCGGCTCAACGTCTCTCTACACCGACGTTCAGCCGGCGAAGTTGATGCCGATCCTCCGCGGCACCATGCGCGGGAAATATAGGTGTGCCTACCGGCTCGCGGACTACAGCGAAACGGCGATCGTTCCAGCCAACATCACGACGGTTCGAGGCTCGACCACCGCAACGCTTTCGTTCGTGGACTCGGCAAACACCGCGACATACCTTGCCAAGATTAAGCCTGGGATGCAGTTGACCTGGAGAGGCAACGCCCCATTCAATCTGTTCGTAACGTCACTCGCGAACCAGACGCTCATCAACGTGCCGACGCTTGATGGCATCTCTGTCGGAACGTCAATCACCGACTTCCCGTCAGGAACATTAGGTGCCGGCGGCCGATTCGTCGCCAGCCTTATTCAGCCAGCGACAACGACGGCCGCGGCGGCCACTACCAACACCACGACCCTGACGGTCGCGTCAAACACCGGCATTCAAGTTGGAATGTCTGTGCGAGGAACCGGCATTCCCGACAACACGATTGTGCAGGCGATCGCCGCAAACACGCTAACCCTCACGGCGCAGGCCACGGTGGCGAATGCTGCCTCCCTCACCTTCGGGCCAAGCATCACCATCTCGGCTGGCAATCCCGCGATTGCGGCTTCAAATCTGGCGTTGGCAAATCAACTTCGATTCGGCGAATCGTCCATCGACCACCTTGTCAAAATCGTCTCCATATCCGGCAACCAAGTCACGCTCGCGACGCCGGCGAACCAAACCGGCACTGGCCCGGTTCGAGTTCGCGATATGACGAAGCGAATCACCTACTCGGACTTCTCTCCCATCGTTGACGTTGATGCCGACGCGAACGGAAGCGGCCGTGCATCCCAGTTGGTCTGGTCGCTCTCTGGAGTGACGCCACCCGATCGAGCGCAGTTCGTGGAGTTTTTCCGAACGTCAGCGGATCAGTCTCTGGTCTTCTACCGTCTCGATATGTACGGCCGCGTCGAAAACGGCTCGATCGTGATTTACGGCACTGACGGCATATCGGACGAGGAACTGTTCGACCCCGACCGGCCCGCATACGCATCGTTGCCGGTGGTGCTTCCGAACGGCGGCCTCAATGCCTACCGATTTGGAACCGCTCGAAACGATATGGCCGTGGCGGTGGCTTGGCAGGATCGTCTCTGGTACGGCGTTTCGACAAGCGGCAAAGACCAAAACACCGTCTTCTTCTCAGAGTATGACGAGTTCGAGTCTTGCCCAGACACGAACGAGTTGCCCATCCAGGGGAATCTCCGTACCACCGATTATGTCACGGCACTGATTCCATTCGGGTCTGTGCTGATCGCGATGCAGACGGCACACTCCTACACCATCAACTTCAACACCGACCCATCGGTGGATGCCGTTGTCACGCTGGCTTCTCACCGCGGGTGCCTTAGTCAATCGTGTTGGGATATTTTTGACGATCAGATTTATGCCGCCGACGAGCGTGGCGTATACCGGGTGACGAAGAACGGCGATGTCGAGTCGTTGAGCGAGCCAGTGCGGGATTGGTTTGACGAAGGCAGGATATGGCTTGGCAACCCGAATATGCTGCACCTACGCATCGACCCGAAGACCGCGATCTTGCGTTTCTTCGCCATGACCGGGTCGGCAGTTGGCTACCCGAATGTAACACTGTGCTATCACATCACGAACAAGGCTTGGTGGACAGAGTCGTGGCCCAACTCCCTCACTTGTTCTTGCGACTACAAGTCGCCGGCAACAAGCACCACCGAAACCATCTACGGTGCATTTGATGGCAACGTGTATCAGTTCAGCGGGCTGACCGACGTTGCTTACCGCGACGCCGCAAGCGTCACCATCACGAACCCAGGAAGCGGGTACACGACACCGCCGTCTATTGCGACCAACACTGCTTCCTCTGGCGGCAGTGGGTCTGGCGCACGGTTTCGCGGGGTGGTGCAGGACGGCAAACTCGTTGATGTCATTATCCTTCGAGGCGGATGGAACTACGGCACGACAAGCGATGACGGCACATTCAACGAAGCATTCGGGCTGACCATCACTGGCGGCGGCGGTGCTGGGGCGGCGGCAACGGCATACGCGAGGCCGCCAAGCACAGGCGTGGATGCCAATACGGAACTTCCGATCCTGGCTCGCACGACGGTGCCGTGGAACATGCGCACCGGGCCGATGCCGCTGGTCGATGACAACACTAGGGGCGGCGACGCCCAGATTGACCGCTCTGTCACCGTGACTTACCGCCCCACTGAAACCAGCACCACCCTGGTGCTTCGCGAGTATTTCAACAACTCCGCGAATGCTCGCAACAACGCGATGCAGCGAGACAGGGGTACGGGATTTATCCACAAGACTCCAGGCGCACGCACGACGCTCGATATGGCTTCCGCCCAGTTGCCCGGCGGATTCGCGACCGGCCTCGCCGTCGCTAGGTTCGCCGGCCGATCGCTTTCGGATATGGCATCTTCCGACAAGCACATCGCAATCGAACTAGCCTGCGACGCCGTGCCGGCAAACGATGGCGACCCGACGCCATCGGCGACTCTGCTATACGCCGTTGAGGTCAAGGGGGTCGCTGATGGCAGCCAATAGCGGCGACTTGGTATCGTCGCTCATCGAGGGCGGCATTTCCCCGGCCGCGGCGTCGATCATCGCCAACGCGCTGGCAAACGCATCCAGCCCGCAGTTTTCGAGCGGCAACGATCGAGTTGACTCCACGCCGGCCGAGCAACTCCGGCTTATCACGCCAGACACGCGGCGGTATCAACTCACGAACCTGGACTACACGCCAGCCGAGCCGTTCCAGAAGAGGCTTTCCGGCAACGTCAATGCCTACGCTGGCGGGCCGGGCGACCACCCCTACAAGGATAGCCAGCCGGTTTCGCCAACGCCGCCGCTCGCCCAGCCGGCCGTGCGAGGCTCCGACTACATCACCGTCAAGAACATAGTCGAACGCAACTCGAACATCTCCGAGGTCAGCCTCGACCTTCGGCGAGACACGGGCGGCAGGCATCTGCGGCTCGACCCCTCCACGAAGTCGATCGAGTCCGTTCCGTTCATTGCGACGCCGGAAGTCCCTCGCTACTTAGCATCGGAGTTTCGCGAAACGGAGAACGGCACCGAACTGGTTCATGGACTGCGAAATCTCGCGACCATGACGGTGGCCCTCAACAGCGGAAACTCAAGGCAGATTACTGCCTTCGCCGAAGCGGACGCCGTTACCAATGGAGCGTTTGACGGGTGGCAGGATTGGAACCCGTCGTTCACTTCTGCCAACGGCCCGATGACCATCTCCTACTCGAAACGCATCGGGAAATACTTTCGCATCGGCCAACTCTTGTTTTTTTACGCCGAACTGACGCTCTCTGCCACACCTACGTTTCCCGGGGGCATAACACCGGCGACGGAGTTACTGCGGATGACGCTGCCGCTAGTCATTTCTGGAGCCAATGGGTTTTACAGGTTTCCTGTCACTGTCGGCGTGCAGTCTGGGTGGATTACAAACTTCCCGAATGGTGGAGTTTGTATTCAAAACTCTTTCTCGAACCCGCAGATAAACCTTCGTGCCTTAGATGGAACCGCCATGAACTTTGGTAATGCCCAGCAAAACTCCAGCCTAGCGATTTCCGGCTTTTACTTTACTACTGGGGCTGGCGCGATTTACCCCGTAGGAACCGGCGGCATCGACTGATTGCCCGAAACTCCACAATCCAGCCAATAAATAGGGTGTTATGTTCGAGTCACTGATTGAAACTAAGTCGCCGTTTACCGGGTCGCAGGCCAGAAAAGTGGTCATGGGACGGCCACAGACCTACATGGGTGGCGACGGTGCGGCCGGAAACAGCCGGGCCGCCTTCTCCCGAGCGACTGCGGATATGGGCCGGAACAAGGCCGCATCGACCCTGGATCAGTACCGCCGGAAGTTTCAGTCGCAGACAGAACAGGCCAGGAGCGAGGACTTGCTGTACCAGCAAGCCTACGGCAACGCGGCCAAGAAGATGGAACTAGACAGGGTCGAGGCTGGCCGTCAGCAAGCCCAGGCAATGCGGCAGGGTACGGCGGCCCTCGACAACTACCGATCGCAGGCTCGCCAGCAAGCGGGGCAGAACGTCCTTGGCAGCGTCGTTGGTGCCATCTTCGGCCAGGGCAATCTAATGCGGGCCGCCCCGCTCTTTGGTGAGGCTCTTGCCGGTGGCGCGCGGCCGTTTGGCGGTTTTGGTGGTGGCAGCGGCCTAATGTCAAGCCTTCTTGGTAGGTAACAATGTTCGCCGAAGGCACGCTCCAGACAACGTATAGCGGCCCGGTCTATGCCACCGGCGAGAGTCTCTACCGTCCTCGCAACGAGGCTCGCGCTCTTGGCGGCCTGCTTGGCAATGACCGTGCCTACCGCACGCAAGGCCGCGGCATCGGGGCGGGAAGCAAGTTGTCGCTCTACAACGCCGGCATGAAGGCGGATCGCGAGTCTCAGGATCAGTATGACGCCGCGACCAAGAGCGACCTTGCGGCTCTCGCCGATCGCCCAGAGGCGCGATTTCTCTATCAGAAAAACGCAGCCGAGGAACAGAAGACGCTTCGCTCGTTACTCCTCGACCGTGATTCGACGCAACAGAAGTTCGATATCTCGCGAGTGAATGACGCGATCGAGGCGAACCTCCAATCGCGCAAGATTCGGGCGGAAAAGTTCGCCCAGCGTCAGCAACAGAAAAGCAACTTTCTCGGCAACCTCTTGGGAATCCTCTAATGTCATTCCGAATCGAACTCTCGTTCCTGCCGTCCTCCGAAATGAACAAGGTTTCGAGGGACGCCATTCGTCAACAGAAGATCAACTCTGCCCCCGTCGGCAAGCGTGCCGCCATGAAGCAGGCGATGGGCAAATGCCCTGACTGCGGTGAAGAGGACTGCGATTGCAGTATGTACGAAGAGTCGGAGAACGAGGTCAAGGTTGGCATGAGTAGCGGCGAGATGCCGCCAACCCCCGCAGTCACAAACGAAGACCTCCCCCGTGGCGTCAAGATTCCGACCAAGACTCCCAAGGCGAAGTTGCCCAAGAGGATCGTGAAGAATGGCAAAAAGTCGTAAGCGACCACCATCTGCCGGAAAACTCAAGGGCGGCGTGGGCGATGCCCCTGCCGGCCGCGGCAGTTTCGCAGACCAACTTTTCCAGGCTCGCGAGCAAGGGAAGGCCGGCAGCGGTCGCAACCTCACTGAGTATGACGCGCTGCCGGAACCCGACCCGAACCCAGAGAACCGGTTCATCGAGGACTTCCAGACGGTAGAGGATGACCTTCGCAGGACGATGGCGTCCAATCGGAAAGACCCGGCCAAGGTAGCGACGTTCAAGAGTCTGGCCGACGCGATGACCTCGATGATGGACGAACTGCCCAAAGAGGCAGACCCAGAAATGCGCACGCGCATGGCCGAGGCCGCGAGCGCGTACCAGAAGGCGTTCAAGTCTCAGTCGCCAGACCAGAAGGCCCACATTCTCGCCTTCGTCGCCCCCGAGCGGCAGGCTGACGTTGCCAAGTTCTACGATCGCGATGCCATCGTTGACTTCAACCAGGGCGGCCAGATCAACCTTCCATTCATGGATCGTGTGTCGGCCGAAGGCGACCAAGCACTTCGAGCCGGTCGTGCGACCGCGATGGACATTCGTGGCGACGAGGCCGAATACATCGAACGCGGTGGCCTGGAAGGCCGGCGGCCGTATATGCAGACCGAGCGAGGCCAGACGCAACGCGGGATTCTTGCCAATCTGATTGGCGAGGGAATCGACCCGCAGGATTTGTATGACGCACAACTGGGCGACGCGGCACTAATGCCGTACTCCCCAGGTGAAGGCGTGTACCTCGATCGAAGCCAAGCCCCGGCCGGTAGTCGGTTGTCTGATTTCATCGGCAGCGACGCCGCCAAGGACTACCGGCCGGAGGAGCGTGTCGATCCAGGCACGGTAGGCCAGGAACTGCGGTCGCAATACCGCACGATTCGAGCGAAGGGGCTGGAGCCTGTTCTTGGCCCGCTCCTTGGGGAAAAGGTTTACAGCCCAGACCAAATCCAGTTGGAGACTCCCCAGCAAGCCGACATCACTGCGGCATTGCAGATGAAGCCGGAGATTGTCAAGAACCAGGAAGAGTTGTTCCGACGCGCCTTCGGCGACACTGGCCTTTCGGCTCTGATGGATTCGTCTCGCGGCGACCTCTCGAACGTCCAGGCAAAGCGCATGGGCGGGCTGCCGAACATCGACCGAATGGCTGGCGGCACCGATGAGACGGCGTCGTGGCTCGACTCACTGATTCAACAGGTTATGCCGGATGGCTCGATTGGGTACGGCGATTGGAATGCCGAGCAAGCCCTTCGCACGATCATCAACCAGAATCAGTTCCTTGCCGAAAGCCCGCATCTCCGCGAGGCGGCATATCAGATTCTCTTGCCCCAGGTTGAAAAGGCGATGCAGGCGAAACTCGCAACTCGCCAAGCCCCGCCGATGCAAACCTATGACCGCAATCCAGCCGGCCGTGCGCTGTTGCAGCAAGAGGGCGGCGACCTGACTCGCCAAGCCCCCGCCCCGATGCCGTCGGCAGCACCGCCGCGGCCAGCCGGCCCAACGCAACAGCAACTCAAGGAGTCGATCGACAAGGCACTGCGAAGCCGCACCTTGCCCGGTCAAAACGATCTTGGGTTTGCCGATCCGATGGCACTGCCGAAATACATGGCGAGTGCCATGCCGAACCGACTACTCGCTTCACTGATCGGATAACAAGATGGCAAAGTCTCGAAAAATCCCCGACCTGACTCTCGATCAAGAGCGGGCTGCGGCTCTGGCCCAGGCCGCGGAGGCTACTCGCCGAGCGCAGGAGTTGGAAGGAACCAATCCGTCGTACCTGTCAGGCGTCACGCTCGACCCAGGCGGCGCGGCGACCCCCCAGACGATCAACGCTGCGATTGCCAAGGCTCTCGGCGCAGAAGTGCCACCGACCAGAGGCCCAGGCTACCGCTTTCCGCAGACCGGCCCAGAGGGGGCGACGGGCTACGGATATGCCAAGCCGACAGACGAACTAAAGGTGAGGAGTTACTACTTCGACCAGCCCCGGCTAACACCGGAGCAAATGAGGTCGCTCCGCGACCTCTTGGTCGCCGAGCGCGCGGCGAGCCTTGGAAACATTCCCGCCCCAATCACTGGCCGCGCTATGGGGTTCGACACTGCCGGCCTGCCAGATGTTCGTCTTGCGGACGAGGCCCAGTTGGGCGGCGACTTCCCTGTCATTCCCCCCAACCAAAACCCGTGGGCCTCGACAATCGGCATGAAGCCAGAGTACCGCGGCGGAACCCCGCAGCAACTCGGAGAGAAGGGTCTACTCAATCGCACTGCCCAGCCAGACTTGCTTGGCCGCGATGGCACTGACACGCTTTACGAAGTTGACCCGCGCCCATCGACCCTGCAACCGAACGACATCGACTACGTTGACGCTGGGGGTTCCTCGCCGTTGCCGGATGAGGTTGCCCGGCAGAAGGCAGCCGCGGATGCTGCGGCGGCGGCCAAGAAGGCACAGGGTGCGGAAGGCGATTCTCCGATCGAGCCGAAGAAGGACGCCGCCCCGGCTCCCCCAGGAAAATCCTACGCCCCGTCTGCGCTTCTGAAGCGCATGGGGGTTGCCATGCGGCCCGGCAAGTTGCTGAAAGACTACGCATGGCCCGTCGCCAGGGAGGTCGGTGCTACCGCCATCCTCGGTGCCGGTGGCGTGTATGCCCCGTCATTAGTCGCTCGCCTTGTGAGGGGATACGGGCCGTCTGCCGCAAACTGGGTGAAGGAATCTTGGTTTCCGCCCGGCGAGGAACAGCCCGCCCAGGCCCAGCCCCAAGCCGGTCAGCCTGCCGATCAACCTAGTTACATTCCGCCACCGCAACAGGAAGGACAGGGTGGCCCACGGCCGCAGTACCTGGAAAACCTCCGGCGGTCGCGTTATCAAATCGGCGATCCGAATAGTTCCGATATAATCCGCACTCTCACCCAAAGCAGAGGGATGGCATGAGCCTCTCAATCGACCGCACCTTCGACCTTTACGATCAGTCTACTATTACAAGCGACGAGGCTACCACCGGCCAGTACGGCCTGGGTGCGTTCGCCGGCGGCTTGCTATACGTTGTCAGCACCTCAACGGGTGCCGCCCAGACCGTCTCCTGGCGGGCCAAGTTCTCGCCATCGTCGCCGGCCTACAAACTGTATGACTCGGCCAACGCCGCCATCACGACCGTCATCCAGGCTGGACGTTGCTACGAAATCCCCGGCGAGTTGTACGGTGCGATGGGTATTTCTGCCGTCTCCGACACTGCCGGCCAGACGGCTGTTGTTCGCGTCACCGTAAAGGGCTAGGAGTTACCAGTGCCACAGTCGCGTCGCTCCCTGCGCCCAGGAAAGTCCAGAAATCGCGGGCTTTCGCAGGTTCGCTCTGCAACCAGAATGTTGCAATATGACGCGAGCGAACAGACGACGATGTGGCCCAACTCGTCAAGCAACTTTATCACTGAACCGTTTTCGCTATCCAACTCCGCGCCGGCATTTTGGTGGGATTTTAGCGATGCCGGATACGTCGCTGACAGCGAGGGCGAGGTTCCGACGGGTGGAAACTCCACTTTAACCCCCGGCGGAACCTTCTCTTATGTGTATGACAAGTCAGGGAATGGGGTCGGCGGGGTTGTTTCTGGAACAGTCATTTGGGACTTGAACACGCCGGGTATGAATGGGCGGATTTGCGCCAGAACTACCGGTGCAGGATTCATTCGGGCAGACACTGGATATGCCCTTAATGGCGGAACACTGTTCATCGTTTACCAAAATGACGAGTTTCAAACAGGCGCATCGCCCTTTGCATCCCCCAGAAATCTGTATCACACAGACCATCCAACGACCGGCTCGTCGAGCGTCGGCATTCGGATGGAAAATGATTCCAACGGCACATATCTCTACTTAGGCAACGGCACTGCCGCTAACGCTACTTCGGCTGGCATTACGCAAAGGGGCGACCTCGGCGTGTCGGTGCATATCCTTCGCGTGGCTGGCGACGGCACGGCGCAGGTCAGGCATAACGGCGAGTGGCAGCCGGTAGTGTCGGTTCCAAACCTCACTACCACCGGCTGGAACAACTCGTTCAGTCTGTTCAAAGGATTTAACCAGGATGCCGAGCGCAACTGGAAGGGGGCTGTTGGCGAGGTCATCATGCTTGACCAGCCACTAAGCGACAAGGAGGTCGATGGGGTCGAGTCTTGGTTGATGGAAAAGTGGGGCATCACAAAATATCGCAACACCATCGCAACCGAACTCAGTGCGGTAACAACCCCACTCGACCTGGGGCTTCCCTGTTCGCTCTGGCTCGACGCCTCGGATACCAGTTCTTCCTCGATGACGTTTGTCCCAGGCACCACTCAGGCAATCGTCTGGAAGGACAAATCCGGCAACGGCAATAACTTCACGCCATACAACACCTCCGGCCCGCTAACAACCGTCGGCCCAAGCAGCATCCCATACGCCTTCACGGGGTCGGTCATTCCAACCAAGAGCATACTGCTATTCGCCGGCAACCTTGGGATGACCTGTCCGAACAACGTGATAGGGAAATCCAATGTCACGGTGTTCGCGGTGGTGGGCGAAAGGGTCGCGCAGCAATATGCGGGAGTCATCTCGTCGGCCAATAACGCCGACAACACGCCTGCCCTTCGGGTGGACAACTTCCAAATGGCGATGCAGGGCCAGACTACCGCTGCGTATGAAGGAGTTGCTTACAACCGGCTTACTCAAGTCATCTGCGGCATCGTCGATGCCGGTGCGCCAACGCTGTTTATGAACAGCGCGCAGAAGCAGTCGCCCGCTGCCACCGGGTCGCTTGGTAGCCCTACCACCACCTCGATCGGCTCGAACAGAATCCAGGGGGCATCGCAAAACTTTTGGGATGGATGGATTTGTGAACTCATCGTCTACCCCAGCGTGTTGAGCGCGACAGACCGCAAGCGGGTGGAGAAGTATTTGCGGGGTAAGTGGCTGCCGGCCGTCTCGATTACCGATCAGTCGCAGAAGGTTGGGGCGTGGAAGGAATACACCACCAACACCTACGACGCAAAGCAAGCCACCACAGCCAACAAGCCGACGCTGGTGTATGACGCGACAACAACCAAGCCTGGGCTTTCGCTCGACGCAACCGACGAACTTCGCAGCGAGATTAGCATCGGAGAGTTGATCCTGACGGCTAACACTTCGCCGCAGACCGCATTCTTTTTCGTTGCCTCACCTACCTCGCAAACAGATGCCATTTCCTTTGGTTCGCCAACTATGGCGAATAGCGTGAGTCGTGTGTTCTTTTCTTCGTACTTCGGCGGCAGCGTGATATTTGATGTTGGTAGTGCCGTCGAGCCAGGGGGCGGGAGACTGACGGGCGCGCTTCCCCCATATTCCACTGCCCCGCGGGTGTGGGCGGCCTACCGTAATGGGGCGTCGCTTGTAGTCCGCCGCGACGGTCTAGTCGCCCTCAGTGGCGCAGCGGCTGGAAACTTCACTTCCACATCAGCGACCCTGTCTCTCGGCAAGCCGCTTGCTGGAACCAGCAATTGCACTATCCACGAGTTTCTGGCCTACCGCGGCGTGCCTACGGACGCCGAAATCAAGTTGATCGAAAAATACTTATCAGCGAAGTGGCTGACGCGGTACGCTCCAACCGTTGGCAATCCAGATGCCCAAGATTGGATCAGACGGGTGTACCTCAACGGAGGCGAAGTCTCGGCCGCAACGGCTGATGCAGTTAATACTTTTTGTAATACCATTGACGGCTTCGGAAATCTGCGGCCACTGTTCTTCCGTTTGAACTTACTATGCGGCACTGGCATCAACGCCATGACTGTGCCGCTATACCGCGGGCCTACTCGAACCGGGCAGCAGTACGGCCTGTCGGCAGACTCGAACCTTGGAAGCCCAGGCTTCGATTCGCCGACGTTCTACAATGAAACCGGCACGCTCGGAGGATTGCAGGGGGCAAGCGGGAAGTATCTCAGCACGGGATTCCCAACCAACACGCTCTCGGCCGGCAACCGCCATCTCGCGGCGTATGTCCGGTCGAATCCACTAGCGGCGTACACAGAGTTTCTGGGGTCTGAAACGTCAGGCGGTGTCGGGACGAACCAGTTTCTTCTTGGATACCAAGTTGATAACAATCGAGTTTCGTTTCGCTGCGGCTCAACCTCCTCGGCCGGTGCAGTGTCGGCCGTCCAAACTGCCGGAGGGTTCTGGATTGGGTCGAGTCCGACAACGACAACGGCAGACCTTTTCAAGAACGGTGCCGTGGAAGTCTCTGGGGCATCCACAAGCGTCGGCACTCCAGACTCGTCGCCTGTGTTCGTGATGGCGATGAACCGTTCTTCAACGCCGGCAGCGACCGACTACTTCCTGGGCCGTATGTGTGCCTACTCGATCGGCCTCTCCATGAACTCGACCCAGGCCGCGAACTACAACACCGCGATGCAAGCGTTCCAGGTCGCTCTCCAGAGGAACGTGTGATGACTCTCGCCGAGATGCAACTGCCGATGGCATTCGAGGACTGCAAAGACCTCGCCTTGGTTTACGAATACCCCACCGCTGTGGCACTGCATGAGTTGCAAGTCGAACACGGCGACCCGCGGCACGTTTGCCTGGGCGTCGCGTTGCCCGACGGCCGCTGGCTGATTCACGGCGAAATCCTCTCGATGGTCGGCCCAGACGGGATTTTCTGGTGGCTCCCGCAGCACATGACGCCGGAACTGATGGAGTCGATCGAGGTTGTACCGATGGCCCAGCCTGACTGACGATCAGAAAATCGGCCATTTGGCCCATAAATAGGTCAGGAGAATCTCTATGGCAGGCCCGATCCTCACGTTCCTCGACAACCTCCAAGACCGCCAGCCGGTCAGGAATGCCGTCCGCGGCGTTTTTGGCCTGCCCCAGAAGCGGTCTACGGTCATTGACCCTATGGAGGAGATGGCCGCCAGGGACGCGGAGCGGGGGGGCGATATCTCGAATCCCAACCCGATGACCCGCCCTGCCCCCAGGATCGCGTCTAACGCCACTGGCGGGCCTGGGGTGGCTGCGGGCCTGCCCGCCCCTCCCCAGGCTATTGACGAAACCCAGCCCTACCAGGGCATGGGGATGATAAAGGGGATGACAACGCCCCCTTCGGCTGCCCTACGCGAGCGGCGGCAGATGGCGGCCAGGCCGATGGCCCAGGCCGGCGGCTCGAACAGCCTTTCCCAGAGCATCAGCCTCATCCATCAAATGCCCGACCTACCGCCGGCCGACCGGGCGCAGATGCTGTCCGACCTCATGTACCGCTCTGCCACCGAGGCGACCGACAACGACCGCCGCGAGACGCTGATGCGGATCGGTGACACCTACATGAAGCAGCACATGGTGCTGACGGGCATGGCGGCCGGCGAGAAGTCTCTCAAGGAAGCCAGGGATACGGCCAACAAGATTTCCAGGCGGGCCAAAAGGTCGGCCGATGATGCTGGCGCGCGTGAAGAGAGGATGAACGAGCGAACCATCACAGGCCAGCAAGAAATCAACGCGCAGGTTTATGGTTTTCAGAAGGCTGACACTTCGCGTGCGACATCGTCCAGGGACTATCTCTCGCCTCTTCTCGAAGACCCGACGATGCCCATCTCTGCGTTTGCGGCGCAAGCGCGAGGGGCGATGGAGATGGCTCAGATGGCAAGCGAAAAGGCCGCCGATCCGGCGATGCTTGATGCCGAAGAACGCCGTGCATTCGATCGCGGATTCAACGTGCGGCTCTCGCAACTCGCCGCGGCTGACAACGACACAGAGTCGCTCCTGCACCCAGGCCACCCGCTGTTTGGTGACATTGCGCAGCATTACCGCGGCTTGCTCGCGAAAGACCCAAACGCCTATGACAATATGCAGTACGCACTGGCCGGGCAGATATCGGCGGCGGTGGGGCCGGATTTGATGAAGAAGAAGTATCCGGCTGCGGCGATTCGCGAATACGCTCAGTCTCTGGCGACTGACATTCTCGGCCCCAAGCCGGAATACAAGGGATTTTTCAGCACCATGTTTGGAACTGGACAGTAACAATGGCACTCATTCCAGCAATCCTCCACGGCCTCCATGCTTACAAGAAGGAAAAGGAACGCCTAGCCGGCAAGGCGGAAGGCGGTGCCAAGGGGTCTGGCAAACTCAACTTCGGTCAGGCGATTTCGTTTGACGAGTCCGAGGCTCTGACCAACTCGTTCAATGAACTTGGGATGGGGTTGCTCGAACAGGCCGGGCAACTCAAGCCGCCGACCGTTCGTCGCCCGCAACTGAACTTGCCCACCTACGATCCGAGGAAAGCGAAGTAGTGAGCCATGCCGATACCCTACGCGGCTGGCCTCTCTAACCCACTCGCCGACCTCTATAGCAGCGGCGGCGGGCAGACGAAAAAGGCCCGACTCCCCACCGGCCTTCGCGCCGACTTGATGTCGCAACTCGCGGCACGGTCAGGGCAGACTCTGGAAAACATCGGCCTAGTCCTCGACACGCCTGGGGCAATCGCCCGCGGCGTGCTGGCCGGCGATCCACTTTCGGGATTCAACTTCAACTATGACGATCGAGTCTCCGGCAAGGAGTTGCTCGAATCCTACGGCCTCTCCCCCGGCAACGAAGTGCTGGGCGGGTGGGGCGACGATCTAGCGGGGTTTGCGGCGGAAGTTGCAACTGACCCCACTTGGCTTTTGCAGGCTGGCCTGGGCGTATCGACGCGGGCAGCAAGAGCGGCAGCGAATGCCGACATTCTCCAGTATGCCCCCAAGGCTGCGATGGCCCAGTACGGCAGCGTCGATGACGCATTGTCTGCCGCCATGAACACGCTGACGGGAAGCCGGGCGATCAAGGATTTGGGCAAGGCCCGCGTGCCACTGTCCGCGGACACGCTGGACGTTCGCCCGATCATCGGCGAGCGGGTGGCTCGATACAAAACGACGCTGGGCGAGGCTCTGCAACAGGCTCCGGCAAACCGCCGGCCGGAAGCCCTTCGCCAAATCCGCGACTTCCTGGGAAGCGACGCCGCCGTTGACGAGGCGATGAACGAACGGCTCGGCAATCTGTTTGGGTTTGGGTTTGGGAAATCCCGCGTTGGTTTCACCCCATTCAGCGAGAAGACCACCGAGAAGGCTCTCGACTTCGCCGACTTCCTTGGTCAGAAGGTGGCCTGGAGTCCAGCCGGTCGAGCCTTCGGTGCGCTGTTCCAGCAAGGGACAGAAGGCCGATTCGATCTTGCTGCGCAAATCGACGCCCTCAAGGGGTCTAAGAAGGTGGCCGCTGGAAAGGAACTCGGAAACTTCTTCGCCACGGCACATGGGCAACTTTTGAACCGCGTGAAACTCAACGAGGATGCGAAGCGAATCCTGGGTGCCGATTCGATGTTCAGCAAGCAGGGCAACGACGCCTTGCTGCGGCTGACGAACAACAAGCCCACCGTGGAAGACCTTGCCCTGGTTAGGGAAGTGCCGGAACTCAACAGCGTGGTGCAGAACTACCGCGACTTCTCGGAGTACGCCATCGCGAGAGCCAAGCGGCTCGGCATCTCTCTCCCCGAACTCCAAGACCGATTCGGCAGCCTGCACAACCCGCGACGCTACGCCGAGGCTGACTTCGGGCCTTATGGCTCTAGCGGCGGGTCTGGCCTCGATTTCAGTGCGAGGTTCGAGAATCAGCAGCAACGCAACATTGCCCTCTCCACGCCGGGCGGCGACTTTGAACTGCGGGAGATATCGAAACTTCCGAAGACTCGCGAACACGCGATGCAGAAGATCAACTCTCCGCACACCGACGAAGATGTCGGCATGGAGATTTATGACTTCATCGTGAACAAAAACGGCAACCCGATGGTGACGCTGGAGCAAGCCACCGCCGCCGGCCGTGCATTGCAGGCCGCCCAGGCTTGGAGAGAGACTGCCGGGGCCGGGACGATTATCCAGGCCGCCAGGGATGAGGCGGATGGAATCATGGCTCGCGCTCGGTCTGCGACCTACGCCTCGTCTGACGAAGCGGATTCGGCTATGGCACTGGCACAGAGTCAGGCCGACGAAGTGATGTTTCGAGCCGACCAGCAAGCCAACGCGCTTGGCCGCGGCGAAGCACAACTAACACCGTCTGACCCATTCCAGTATCAGCCCGGCGTTGCCGAGGGCGTGAATCTCGACCAGACCACCGAGATTGGTCGAGTGATGCGGAAGATGAAGGAAGACCTTCCCGCCGACGTTTCCGCTTTCTCGGAGCATCCGATCAACGCGCAGATGCGGTTCATGGTCAACACCGCCGTCCGCGACGCAACAACTCGGCACATCTTCGACTCGGTGGCCGAACACGCCGAGGTTGGGCTATTCACCAGGGCCACCGGCGAGACGATGAGGCCGCTCGAAGAGGTCATTGGCAAGCACTCGAACGCGCTTGGGTTTCGGCCGGCGACGCCAAGCCCGACGGCGGCCGGCGGTCTTGCACCAGACTCTGCCGTCACCCTGCAAATCCAGGCCCGCCTGGGCCGCCGACTCAACATTCCGCTGTATGTCACCGATGCCGGTGGTAATACGTTCGTCAATCCCCGGCTGGCCCTTAGTAACTTCCGCATTCCAGAGGAAGTGGCAGACAGGTTGGTTCGTATCTCCGACTTCTACAACGTGCCAGAGGCACAGGAAGAAATCGGGAATATGTTCTCCACGTTTACCAACCTTTGGAAAGGCTTTACTTTGGCCTGGCCGAGTACCAAAGCGCGTGACGCCTATAGTAACCTCGCTAGTATCTGGCTTGAGACGGGCGACGCCGCTGTTTCTATTGCCGGCATGAACGCCGCTCGCCATATCATTGCGGGCAATCCCCAGAGGGCTATGGGTTTCCTCGCGAAGATTCCCCGCTACTCTCAGTTCGTGCAGGACGGCAAGGTCGTTGACCCTGACGGCCTAATGCGGATGCTCGAACTTGACTCCGGCTCCAACGGCGTTTTGTCTGGCCTTGCCACCACCGACCTGTTGACGAGCAACGTCGAGGGGCAAATCAACCAGTTCATTCCTGGCGCGACTCCTATGTCGATTAGTCAGGCTTTCAAGGGGTTGATTCCCGACGGTTCGCGATCAGCATCGCAGGCTCTTGGCGACTTCGGCACGATCAAGGGGATTACAAACTCATACGAAACCCGAAACCCCTGGCTTAATACTTTCCAGAAAGTCGGCGAGACGGTTGACTCGATGGGCCGGCTCGGTGGTTTCTTGGCACTCCTTCGCAAAGGAGTGGGGCCGCAGGCGGCTAGTAAGCGAATGAAATCGGCATTGGTCGATTACTCTTCGCTTACAACTTTTGAACGCCATTGGATGAAGAACATATTTTTATGGTGGAGTTACCAAAGTAGGATTGGAAAGTACGCTCTAGAATCGCTCGCCACCAACCCCGGCGGCCGGTACGGCCAGATGATTCGAGCGGTCAATGACCTCCAGCGGCCAGACGAAGGCGACTACATTCCCACCGCGCTGCGGCAGCAAGTTGCGGTGCGTCTTCCCGACGCATTCCAAC